CAGGTGGGGTTTCGAGGCGGCCTGTGGCGAAGGGTTGATCGCCCTCTGCCAGGTGGGGTTTCTTCACATTGGAAACCCGGTCGAGGTCGGGGTCTTCCTGCCGGAACGTACTGTAGTGGAGGTTCCAATCGTGCTCTGCGGCAGTTATTTCCCTCATTTCTCCCCCGCAGATGGCGCATTTGAATACTTCATCCTTCATAAAAACCTTCTGTTGACAACACTCACAAATTATTTTGGTGCGCTTTCGTTGTCCACAGGCATTACAAATCGTACACTGGACATACGGTATATGGTGAAATACCAGTTGCTTGATTTTTTTTGCGGTCATGGTTTTTTCTCCTTCAGAAATTTCAGCAGTTTTTCCGAGGCGTCGGTGGCCCCGTATCCTACGATTACTGTGTACCCCACATTTTCGAGATATGCGATTACCCCTTTCTGCGCTGCTGATATAGACCCACCCTTCACCCTTTTCATCTCTATCCAGCAGTGCCAGGCCGGGATAAACAGGTCGGGAATACCAGCAACCACACCCTCGGCTTTAAACCTAATCGCCGCTTTTATAGAACGCTTTCCACCGTTTGGGATATGGAACAGCAATACAGTCGGGAATTTAAGGGTAAACCAGGTCACAAACCCCTGCTGCTCCATACTTTCGCTCGAACCGCTCATAATCACCTCACGCACGATGGGCAACCTTTCCAGGGCTCGTCCAGAATATAACGATACAAAACGGACATTCCGCATTTCGGGCAGCGCATGGTTCTGGTTACTACATGACAGACAACCAAAGTCTTTCCGCAGGGATAGTCAGGGCACCCTCTACAGTCTTCCAGCGTCTTTACAATCTGTTTACCACGATTTAATTTCTTCCGTAATCGTTCGCTATTCCGCTGGCTGGGCGACTTTTTCTGGGCTTCGGTTAGGTGCCCGAAGGATGCTTTCGTCTCGATAAGCTGTCTGGTCGTGCGGGCCGCAAGTCGTTTACGAAGCGCGTCAGGCATCAGCCACCACCAATATCCGCAACGGGCCGTTCAGCATCACCGTGGTGCGCTTCCCCCTTACCAGGTGGCAAACCTCGTCTTTAAGAAGTGGATATTCCTTATACCCCTTTCTCCGTTTAAGCTCGGCCATAATTGCCTCGATCGAAAAACTCTGGATAAGGGCTTTTTCGAGTGCCGAAGATCTATCGGCACAGTCTTCGCAGATTACAGATTCCCCCACATCGGTGAGAACCCCGCATACTCGACAGTGTATCATGACAACTCCATTTGCGCCTGTACCGAATGATTGGGCTTAAACGACACCCCTGTTATACGGAAGAATTTACCTTCGGGCACAACAGTGATCATATCAGGCTTCTTCCACAAGTGCCACTCCTTGAGCGCCGTATCCACAGTCTTTGCCTGGCCCCCAAACTGCTTTACCACGGCCAGTGCCTTCTCACGGGCAAAGCCGGTGTGATCCAGGCAGACCCACTGGTTGAAAACCTTTTCCAATGGACCCACAAATTCCATACGGATGGAATTGGGAGACCCGATTTTTTTGTGCCTGGCGCAGTAGAAGTCCTCTACTTTTACCGTGAACGACTTCTGCTGCGAGGTCAGCATCGCCCCCTCGTAAGCGGCACAGCCGTGGGCAGCAACCACCGGAAACTCGTACATGCAATTTGCGTTGGGGCATACCATAACCCTGGCGTGTAAAATCAGCCCGCATTTTGGGCACTTCTTCATAGGAGGCTTCGTTGGCTCCATACAGAAGACATTTTTCCGCTTGATTGGGTCAATCGAGTCCAGCGGGCCGTGCCGTATTACATTGCCTCCGAAGTCGAGCACCAGACAATCTTCTTTGCCCGGGAACGTGCGGAGACCCCTACCCACTATTTGAACATACTTCCCCGTAGATTGGGTTGCCATCAAGAGTGCAATCAGGTCGGTTCGCGGGGCGTTGAACCCTGTCGTTAAAACCATAACGTTGACCAAACAGTGTAAAGTTCCGGCTCGGAATGCTCCAAGCACGGCGTCTCTCTCCTCTGACGGCATATCTCCAGTAACTACCTTGCAGTTGATACCATTGAGCCGCATCTCCTCGGCGACATGTAATGCGTGGGTCACTCCGCTTGCATACACTAACCACGCTTTACGATCTACACCCAGCCGTACGATCTCTTCTACTGCTTTTTTGACAAGCACCGGGTCGTCCGCAGCCCTTGCAAGTTCCCCTTGGTTGTATTCCCCGGCTACCGTATGAACACCTTCGAGGTCGATTTCGGTACATGCACCTTTGGATATTGCCGGTACCAGATATTTACCCTCGATTAAAGTCTTGAGGTCGGTGCAGTGGGCTATTCCATCGAATAATGCTCCTTTACCATCAGTAAGTAGACCAGAATCCAGCCGGAACGGAGTGGCCGTTGTCCCAAAGGCACAATAATCTGGGTTGGAAATGTGCATATTCGAAAAGAACGTCCCATAGCGGGTATCAACGCTGCGAGGAATAAGATGACACTCATCGACAATCACGATGTCAATCTTCGGGAAATCGAACACCTTGTTGTATACCGATTGTATTCCGACGAATAATATTTGGGATTCCATCTCGCGGCTTTTCAAACCGGCTGAATACACCCCTATATCTGCCTCGGGCCAGTATGACTTCAACTCAGCTGCATTCTGGGCAATCAGCTCGCGGGAGTGGGTTATCACCATTATGCGGACGTCGTGGTTTTCTACGCACACCCGACGGCAAAATTCTGCAATCAGGAGTGACTTTCCGGCACCTGTCGGCAAAACCACGATTGGTCTCATACCCTGTTCTGTCTCCCAATAGTGGTACAGATCTTTTAGGGCCTCTTCTTGGTAGGGTCGGAGATTAAGCATATCAAAACCCCGTAAATTCTGTATCGTATGCCACCCCGGACATATCGGGCTCCCGGTGGATTATCCTACTCACGGCCGACATCTCACAGTCGCAGGGTGAAGATGGGGTCTCTTTCTCCCCACCCCCGTCGATTACTTTCTGCATATCTGTCGATAATGTGGCACCCGGCCCGTTCGTCAGTTCCCCATACATAATCCACCCTTTTTCAGGGTTGGCATCAGTCTGTTCGAGCGGGACCAACTGTGGGATAAATATGTGACATGGGTGTGGCCTGCGCTGTTCGATTGGCTCGATGATATGGTCATCCTTACAGCATTTCCACCTCCCATCTTCCAGGGGGTCGGCATAGGAGCAAGTGCGGCAATTCACCTGGGGCAATATGTCCCCGTGGCAGGTATCCTTGTGGTCGCAGAACCTGCAACGATGATCGCCTTCGGAGTTGCTTACCTGAAACAATGGTATCGCAGAGAATATAATCCGATCTGCTTTACTTGTCAGGCGCTGCGCGGTCTCTTTACGATAAGGAACGCGCTCCTGGTAGATCTCGTCGGTTTCCTTGTTGACGCAGAAGTAAAAGGCGCGATCCACACCGGACCAGTGCATGTACATCTGCATCTGGCAAAAGTGCTCAAATTTGGCTACTTCTACTCCTTTGTTCGCAAGAACATTAAAGCCCTTGGTGTTGCTGGTTTTGAACTCAATTATATGGTATTCCTTGGACTCCTTAAACCCGATTCCAACACCATCGAGACTGCCACTGAAGTGGCCACCCAGGTCGGAATAGTGGATTTGCATACCGGAGTCGGGGTCTTTATCCCATACAGTGACACCTATATCGCGCAGGTTCTTGACCAGGCGTGGTTCTTCACGATTCCCGGTTTGGAACAATCTCAACATTCGACCGTCGAACTTAGGGCGCGACACCCAGCGGAATGTGTACCAAATGTTTCGCTCACATTCGCGCCCAATTATGGACGCCCCGAGATGGTTGCGACGCCAATCGGACTGGTTGTCCTCGTAGTGCTTGTAGATAGCCTCTACGGTTGGGTTTGATTTGACGGGTAGTTCTGGCATGTTTAACTCTCCTTCGGTGTATACACCCGGTCTCGAACATGTGCAAGGATAAATCTTCGTTCGATGTCGCCTGCCTTTTCAAGGGACTCTATATCCTGTATCGAGATGAGGCAAAATACCGCCCGCTCCCAGTGGTCGCAATAATAGTTCGAACTTATCTCCCCTGCATGGGCACACGCACCCCCAAAGTCAGACTGTGCCGTCTCCACACAGTTTCCACAGCATTTACCATCGGCTCGTTTTTCCATAAGGCACCGGAAAAAAAATTAATCTTTCCTTTTCCGCTGCCACGGCTGCTTCTTCCCAACCGCCCCGGTCGGTGCCGCGCCCGCTGCTACGGGAGCGCCCTTAACAACACCTTCTCCGACGTCGGCAAGTTTTACCCCGTCGACACGCTCGTATCCAGAGACCTCGTTGGTGGCCTGGTAGCCATCCTTCTCTGGGCGGATTGTTACCTTCACTACGAATGGGATGTCGTGAAGTTCCTCGGTTGTCTTGGGAACCATAACCCCAACCGCACGACAGATGGCAGAAAGCTCACTTTTTGCAATTTTTACTGCGGTCTCGCTTGCATTCACCAGGTTCAACCTGCAGAAGACCTTCCTACCGAAGTATTCCCCTTCGTCGACCACATCAAGTACCAATTGCAGGTACTGGCCCGGTTCACGGCCCGGCACTGGCTTGGTGTCCTTCATCTCGCTGGCGCTGATGATAACGGTGTATTTTCCTTGTGGTATGGGTGTAAACTCCCCCATCGGAGCAATTGGGTTTGCGTTAAAGTTTAAAAGTGCTGGCATGTTTAGTTCACTCCTTTCTTGGATGATTTTTTGGTTGTTTGTTCAGCGGTCGGTACTGTGGCGTTGGTCAGTTGATTAGACGTTGCCGTGGGGGCCACATACCCCGGGAGGTGCTTCTCGAACTCTTCCCAGTCCAGGGGCACTACTTCGGGCATGTGATACCGGTTTTTAGCCGTGAATGCCGGTGAAATCGACAGGCGAAGTTCGCGCTCGGCTCCGGCAATTGCTCGGATGCGCTTATCATCTTTCTTACCTGCAATATCGTCGGCCTTCGTGTATATCTTCTGGGTGGCGAATCCCACAATATCTACGGTGCCCACAATGATCGGGATCGCATACTTGTGTATGTTTAACGTGTTGGTATCATACGCGGGGCGCTCCGGATCGTCAATGTGGGTGTACGTGCTGTGGGCGATCATGATGATTGTCATGCCCTTGTCGTCGCGCAATGCGGACACGCAGTCGAAAAATTCTTTCCATTCGGTGTTGGCTTCACGGTATCCTTTACCCCACCCGGGTGCTTCGATTGAGGCATACCCCATACGTCGGCAAGTGGATGCCCATATGAGCTGTTCGAGTGCGTCGAGGCTGTCGATTACTACAGTCTTGTAGTCATGTTCCTGTTCTCCAAGAGCGGCAAAACAATCAATTACTTCATTGAATGATGTTGCCACCCGTGGCTTTCCGGTTTCATCTATAGGGATTGCCGGTACGTCCAGGTCCCCAAGACCTTCTTCGATTAGTATGAAAATCGGATTTTCGGACATCGCTGCAAAAGTGGTCTTACCTACACCAGGCGGACCATAAATTACTATCCTTGGGGGAGCGATAGTATTTTTAGATATTTTTTTCAGGTCAATCATCGATTGTTCTCCACGTTTGATTGGTTGGTCGGGCGGTTTCGGAATGTTTTTTTTTTCTTCCGAATCGCAAAACACCATTGAGTGCTTGGGGTATTTATAACAATGCGTAACCATTTTTTTTCATATAACAAAGTTTATATTGGGCCAACTCCATTCATTCCACATGCTCAACTTAGAACAGATTATGGGCAACCTTCAGGACAGAAAACTGACGGTGGTTTCAAAACGAACGGGCGTGCCATATACAACAGTTTTGCGTGTTGCTAAAGGGCGTAATAAAAATGTTACGTACAGCACATTGTCCCGCCTGTCCGAATATTTTGAAACCCCCGTCGTTTTAGCATGACCGAAGTTACCGCAGAACCCTATATTGCCCCATCCCTGATGGGAAGGTGCCGCCTAATTAAGATTAAGGGGCACACAAAAGTTGCAGTAGAAGCCGGATGGCAGACAAAAGCAAACTATGCCCCCGAAGACCCCGATATTATCTCTCATATATCAGGGGGTCAAAATTACGGAATTATGCCCACTGACGGTGTAATCGTAATCGACTGCGACACCGAAGAGATTTATGAAAACCTACCAGCACCGTGGAAAAATTCACTCACCGTTATTACAGGCAGGGATGGCGCGGTGGGTCGTCACGTATTCCTCGACTGTCCCAATTCACCCCATTCGAAGATTGTGATAAGCAAACCTGTCACCCTTGAGCCCCTCGGGGACATAAGGGGTAGCGATTCGCCATTTTACACTGTTGGCGCCGGTAGCATTCACCCGGATACGGGTCGGATGTATAAATACGTGGACCAGAACGCACCGCTTGTTGCAGTCGACTGGTCGGAAGTTGTTACTGAGCTCATCGAAAAATACGGGATCAAGCTGGCCCGCGAGATGCCGGTCACTCCTAAACAAACAACCATTGCTTCTGGCGGTTCCCTCACTGATAAACTTGGCCTTCGGATAGAAGATTTCGCAATGCCGGGCAATCCAGTACAGCGCGGGAATGGGGACATCCAGGGGTCGCATCCGGTCCACGGTTCAACCACGGGTATGAATTTTGCCATTAACACGTCGAATAACGTGTGGCATTGCTACCGCTGCAATCTGGGCGGAGACCCCGTTGCCTGGATAGCCTACTCCCGCTGCAGCGCACCAGAGACAGACTGTAACCACCTGACACCCGACCAGTTTAGGGATGTAAAGGAATGGTTGAAAGTTAATGGATACGCAGCCCAACTCAAAAAACTCGACGAAGACCATTTTGAAGCCGCAAATTCAAAACTTCCAAAGGTGGATCTTTCAGGTATTCTCAAAACAAAGACGAAAACCACCCCAACTCCTATCGACTCTGCAGAAATAGAACAGGCTATTGCCGCGGCCCGCAGTCGGAACCTCCTCCCGGCGTTCCCAGAAATAGACCCCGGACTGTTCAAGGATTATGTAGATCTCGGGAAACGGGTCTCATATTCCCTCCACGAGTTCCATTTCGCGGCGCTGCTGGCAGTGGTATCGATGGCCCTGGGCCGGAAGGTCCGTATCCAGGTAGGGATGACCGACGTTTACACCAACGTGTTCGCCATGGTTGTAGGGCACACTACTATCAGTGGTAAATCAGTTGCCTGCAATATGGCAATCAACACAATCGGGAAAGCCATTGTCCATGAGGAACCAATCGCCAAGTGCTATTCGACCAACATCCTGCGCGGGACCCACAGTGAGTCGGGCCTAGTGCAAAGTTTCAACGACACCTATCACTCGTTATGGTATTGGGACGACTGTGCCGGGTTCTTTGCCGAAATAGGCGGATGGAACGCCCATATTTTGGGAACACTATGCGCCCTGTACGATGGTTCGCCAGTAGAACTGACCCTATCCAGGGCGAGTAAAAAATCAACCACACCGAACAAATATTCGTGTATGGCGCCCTTTTTGACTATGTTATTCAACACCACCACGGCGGACATCGAGGAGGCTGCC